AGCCTTCAACTCAAGCTTGGCTTCCTTTGGCATGGCTAATGGATATTTAAGTTTCTTCTTAGCCATCATTCACCTGTATTGATTATAGGTAATGGAGCCTCTTGGCTTTCCAGCCTTTGAAGCATGCCAGGCTCAATAATGCTTTGGATAATAGGAAGCGACGTAGGATTGGCCGCAATATCCTCAGCCAACTTTACAGCCGCCAGTCTTTCACGGCTTTCCCTATCCCGCTGACGGTTTATGGCGTCAAACTGACTGTCCATAACCTTATGTTGCAACTCCTCACGCTGTTGCTGCAACTCCATTTGCTTCTCTTGCAACTCAGCCTGCTTCATTTGAACTTCCATCAACTGAGCAGGGTCAGGCTGTTGATTTGGATTGTTTTGGCTTTGAGCCTTAATCTGGACCTCAGCAGCCTTAGACTGTGCATCCATTGTCCTAGCGTCAGCCTCTTGCTTCTGAATCTTCAACTGCTCTTGAGCCAGTTGAACCTCAGGCGGCGTCTGAGGCTGACCCGCCGTAGCAGCCATAAACTGCTCAGGGTTGCTCCAGCCAATGGCTTTCATTGCAACCATGTCAATCTTAATTGGGTCATACATACCAGGGTTGCCTTGCTGCAATTGCTTCAAAGCCATTACCTTCATTAGTCGCTGTGTTTGACTAGCTGTGTTTGGATCAGCCTGCGGAACCAACTCATAATTGTCCAGGGCCTCAATAAACAGCTGATAGTTCCAAGGTGCAGATGGAGACTTCATACGCTTCCAAAAGCTTTCAGGATGCTCCCTAAAGCAACGCACCAACAACTGAAACTCTTCAGCCTGTGACGCATGCATGCGCTTGTGAACGGAATTAAGAATCTTTGTAGCCTGGTCAATCATTGCCAGCGTTGTGCCAACAGGCGCATCTTGGCGCCCTTCACCAACTTGCAACTCACTTGTTGAGCCAACACGCTGGCCAGTCTCAACCATGTTGCTAACCAAATTCATCATAGCCTGCCCAGGCTCTTTGTAGGGCAATGGCATAATGGCTTGGCTAATTGGCATTCCGCCAGTTTTTACTAAAGCGCCCCCACCTGGAGGAACACGGAAGATATTTGTATTTTGGCGGGCACCAGTATCTGCCATGAGGAAGCCCGGAAAATTTGCATACATTCCGGCGTCTAACATTTCTCGCCATGCAGCCGTCACCGCATTAGTAGTGTTGCCAAGGATGTGAAGTAAACCAATGTCGTAAAAGCCCATACCGGGGACGAAAGAATATTTAACAAAGTTGTTTCGCGCTTCAGGTAATTCATCACCTTCCTCGCCCGTCGGTTCATCATAGTTTCTTACAATGGAGAGTATTTCCCTAGAGGATACATCAATAGTTACTCTGTAGGGAATCTCTAATCCTGTCTCTTTTCCTTTATATTTGTGCTCATGTCCCCTTATGTTTAATTCGCAATAAATTTCATAAATTTCTCTATCTCTGTCTTCAGGATTTCTTGTATCAATAGAAATGCCTTGCTGATCCGCCTTTTGGCGTTGAACCGCATCCGGCTGATCCATTGACGGAACTGTTAAATCAATGTCTCGGTAAACGCCTAAAATCTGCAAACGCTTAACAGTAGACTGACGCATGAAAACACGGTGAGTAGTGCGCTTGGCGTTACTCAAATCCGTCGCAGCATTATTAACAATCAAGTCATCAGCGTCTACCGTCTCAGAAACTGGACGGCCTCGAAGTGGGCAGAAGTAAACTTTCTTAAATGATGTCCCCCCAAACCCAAGCATAAATAGCATTCTGTCTGTGTCTGGGTAATACTCACGCGCGACAGCCGTAAGATAATGGTTGAGGTCTTTTTCAAGAGCATCCGCCAATCCATCTTCCTGCATGGTGGCCATATAGTCGTCGTTACGAATTTTAACTGGACCATCCGTCGGAAGAAGCTCACTTCTTGCATTAGCTTGGAAGCGAAGAACAGATTCAAGAAGAAGCGGATGTCTTACCTTGCTCATACCCTCAACAGGGGCACCGTCCGCTGCGCCCTGTATTCCAGGGATTTCTATCTTAAGGCCAAGAAGCTTAATGCCTTGCGCCCTGTCTTCAATCCATTCATTGCGGCTGTCTAAGTCATCTCTAACGCCGCGAAGCAGGTCTTCGGCAATTCTGCCTAACTCCATGCTATCAATATCTTCAACAAGATTGCCAAACCACTCAGCGGATTTATCAGCCTCAGACTCTTTGCCAAGACCATTTCCGTCCAAGGATATGCTGACTGACCCGTCACCGTGTTCAATCTTTATGATGTTGCCAGAGTCGTCTACTTCTTGCCTGTCATCATTATCTTCAAGGATTTCAACTAAAATATCTTCAGCTGCGCCGAGGCCTTGGGGCTCCTGGCCCTCTACTTGCCGGATGGCTGGATTGAGGCCGGGAGTCATACCCATAATCAACTGTCCTTACTATCAACGAGTTTACCAATTTCTTCGCAAAACCTATCAAGGCCCTCGCGGGCTGCTAGTGTATCAGTTTTGGAAGCTATTTCATAGACGCGCACATAATCATGTGGCTCTTTCCCCCACACCTCAACTTTATATTTTCCCAGACCCTTGCCATGAGGTGGCGCAGCTTCCAGAACGTCAACAACTGCGTTGGCGTAAATCATTGTGTCTTCCCATCTATATTGGATAGAGCGGCTCCTCCTCAGAGCCGTGATGCACTCTACCTTGGTCGAGGTCTGCCGTCCATTCAGCGTTTCTAACAAGCAGTCCGGCGTCCCGCAGGTGCCGCAGCGCCATGCTAACCGTGTCAGCAAGGTCGTCATGTTTTGCTTTTGGAAACTGAGCAACTTGAGTAATGACCATATCCGCCCATGACCTGTCCGGCGCGTAGATAAGCCCCTCAGCAAAAAGATGCTGAACACTGTATAGGCGCGCCATCTTATCTTGAGACTTAGGGTCAATCAATTGGACCATAAACTCCTCATGGCCATAAAGGCGACGAATCTCCTGGGCTACACTGTGGCCGCTGGCTTTATTCTCAACAAGCAGCTTATCTACCTTGTAGGCGCCCATTGTCTCTTGGACTTTCTCAACGAGCTCATGCAACTCCAGCCTTTCCGCCCAGGCATACATCAGCATGGCCCTGGGGTGCTCCTGAGTATAGGTTCTCTCAAGAACACTCAGCATTTCACCTTCTGACGTTGGCATGCGCGTGACTTGCGCTGTCTGGTCTCCACCAGTCCATATCCCCCAAACAGTCATGGCAGACGGGTCATTCTCAGTCTTGGTGGTGTATGCCGTATCTAATGACGCAATGATGTAGTCAAATGGCGGATAAGACTTATCCTTCCAGAGCTGCCACCATTCCCTTTTGATGATACCGCCACCCCTTGGTTCCGGCGACTGTTGAAACTGCCCGGCTGTGGCGTAGGGTCCCATAATCCGTTCATCCCTATCAACCACAGATTCGGGAAAACGAGCCGGAAAAAGAAGTTCCCCTTCTTCTGTTCTTGGGTCTTCAAGGCCAAGCAATGTGGGGAATGACCTCCCCGGCTCGTAGCGCATTGGAAGCATAATATGGTCATAACCCAAATCCTTTTCTAAAATGACGCCGGAGACATCTTCTTCATGCAGTCTTTGCATAATGACAACAATTGCCGACCTATCAGGATTATTTAAGCGGGTTGGAACTGCCTCACTGAACCACAGAATGGTTGACTGGCGTTGCTGGTCAGATGCGGCGCCCTCAACGCTGTGCGGGTCGTCTATGATAACTCTGTCACCTCTGGCGCCGGTAATAGATCCGGCTGCGACAGCCTGGCGGAATCCTGTCGAGGTGTTTTCAAACTTGGTCTTCTGGTTCTGATCTTTGGTAAGCTGAACTCTCTCACCCCATCTTTCTTGATACCATTCGCTTTCAATAAGCCGGCGCATCCGCAAGCCGTCACGGATGGCTAGGTCTTGGCTGTGGCTGGCGCAGACGTAACGCATGTGGGGGAGGTTCTGTGGACCCCACTCCCATGCTGGCCAGAATACGTTAGTGAGTAGGGATTTCATTGTTCCTGGCGGAACATTCACCAGAAGTCTGTTGTAGACGCCGCCATCCGGCATTTCCAGCTCGTAGGTTACGGCTTCAAGGTGTTCACAGATGAAATCAATATGCCAGCCATGGATGTAGGTCTGACCAGGCTCAATGATATGCCATGCTTGCTTGACGAATTCTGACAGGCTGTCTTCTGCCTGAACCTTGTCAATATTAAAAAGAACTTTATCCCAATTTAGGCTTAAGCCATCAATGGTTGTCACTTGAATCAAATCTCCAAGTGGCTGTCCATTTTGGGACTCGCCTCAATAGCTCATTCATGTTCGTAAGCCTCTCCTGTGGAATTTGATGGGTCAGGATTCCATGGAAAGACCTTTTAGGCTCTACGGATAATATATAGTCTTTAGTCGTCCAGCCTACGCATTTAGCGTCTGTCTTATCATCATTAGCGACAGCGAGAACGTAAATGTCTGCTAAGACCTTACCACTTTCAACATATAATGTTGAGGTATGATACGCGGCTGGAGCCTTGGTTGTCTTTACGTCTATAATTTTTAAGAATGGAACAACGAAGTCAACTCCTCTGTCTCCGTTTATTCTTTTTTCTACGTCTGGCATTTGGCCAACCAGACGCCCGAATGAAAACTCCCCAAGCAGACCTATTTCATGAGTGCTTCCGCTTGTAAATTGCCTGGTGGATGCGCTGCCGGCGTGAAGTTCTTCCCGTTCCTGAGCTACTCTTTTGATGATGTCATACATAAGTCCCCCATAATTTCCGTAATGATTGCGTCTTTCCGCTCTTTGACTTGGATTTTTGTGACCACATAATTTGCTTTGACATCAAAGTTTCTAACTATGTCAGCGGCTCTTTTTCTTTCTTCAACCCTGACTTTTTCAAATCCTGTTTGAGACTCCCAGTCGCATCCAGCCATGAAGGCGTCACGCCGGATGTCCATCAACTCTTCTTCAGTTAGTGATATAGTCCCTTGTGCCACACTGTATCTCCAGTCTCATCAGCTGTCTTTAGCGCGTCCCCTATAATATTAACGAAAGTGTTGTAGGCTAGGTTTGCTTCTATTTGTGAACTGACGCCATTACAAAGAATATAAGCAGTTGCAGCAGAGAGAGTGTGGAGGGCTTCGTCGGCATCACTTAAGGACGTAAGAATGTTCAGAAGTTCACACGTAGCAGATTGTATCTTCTTCCTGTATTCTTCCGAAATTTCCTCATCCACAATCTATTCCTTAGCTGACTTCAACCAATATGCCTCACCAGTTTCTTCGGACGCTTTTATGTAGGCTTTAATTCTAATTTCATTCAAATCCAACAAACTGGTGGCAACATCTTTTGTTGTAGAAAATGACGTTATGAAGCTTCCTAAGCAAACCGTTAAAATGTGGAAAACCTCTTCTGGCGAAGCGTCCATATCATTGAATACATCAAAGACTTTCTGTGAACCGCCATGAAGACGAGTCAGCTCCGTCTCATCAGTAATTACTTGTTCAGTCATGACGCCTTCCCCTTCGCGGCTAATATTAATTGCTTTAGTGCTTCTCTCTGATCTGGTTCCAAATTACGCGGGTCAAACTCTTCCTTGTGCTGCACCTGGATGGGCGCGCCTTCTGGTCCGCTTATCTCAGTAGATTTGCGCTCTGTGTAATCTTCCCTGAAACGTGATGCCGCAGACCTATACCAAAGGTTTGCGTTGAAGTCCCTGTTTTTCATGTTATCACGCGCTTCGCGCTCGAACCAAGCTTGCTCATGCGTCTTAGCCGCGCGTAAAGCGGTGGAAAAATCTTTGTGAGCGGCGGCCCAATCATACAGAGAAGCCTTGTCAACATCCAACTCAGCAGCGAGCTCTGCGTGACTGAATCCCAACTTTCCCAATTCAATAATAATGTCGCAAAACTCTGGCTCATAGCTAGAAGGGCGCCCAACTGGACGCTTCCCGGCTTTGATTGGTTTAGACTTAGCTGCGGCTATTCTTTCCCGCAGTTCTGTTAGTTTGTCTTTTTCTTCACTCATATCAGTTACAATTCTCTGGCTGAATTAGTGAACACTCAACGACGTATTTCATTGGCGCGCATCCTGTTAGGGTTACTGCTGCTCCAAATAACATAAGCACGAAAGCCACAGAATACAAAAGAGCTACGACAGTTTCTCTAACCATTGCCGCACCAAGGAAAGAATTGAGGTGCAGTATATCACACCCCAATCCTGTAGTCATTTACGCAAATTCTGATTCTATTTCTTTTGTTGGGTGTGTCGCTCTATGAACTGCTGCTTTCCCCAAGGGGGTGTCCGCCAGCATCCCCAGAGCATCCATATAAGTTGCCAAAATAGCTTGTTCCTCGGCACGTTTATTTGCATCCTGTTTTCTAAGGGCTATCACTTTCTTGATGATTTTAGGGTCAAAGCCTGTTGATTTTGCTTCCGAATATATTTCTTTAATGTCTTCGGCAATGGCGGCTTTTTCTTCTTCAAGCTTTTCTATTCTCTCGACAAAGGCTTTCAATTGATTGTTCGCAGTCATTTAATTCTTCCTCTATAAGAGAAGCCAGATAGTCGGCTTTTTTCCGGCAGTAGCTACAGATTTTCTGGCATTGTGTTCCAGGTGGCTTTTTCACCACACGACCATATCCATATCCATCTCGAACTATGCCTGCACCATAGGCGCACAAACCAACCTCAATAGTGTCCCTTAAATTTTTTTTCATGTCAAACCCACTTTTTTCACTTTTCTGATTGACAGTAAGAAGAAACTTCCCTATAACAGTTTCATTGATTGAGATTGAAACGGAGATACGGAAATGAGCATTTGGAGACAAAATACTGACCTGATGTCCCGCTTGGCAGTAGCCCAAAACCATGAAGCAAACATCAACCAGGATATTACAACATTTGTGGCTTTCTTTAATACCCGCGAAGAGTTACTGCGTCACGTTGAGAGCTATGAACAAAGAGCTGCCAACTATATAGCTCCTCAAAAACGCCGCCGCAAAGTAGCTTAAAGATAGGGGCTTCGGCCCCTTCCCTTCTCTAACTTTATGGATGTTGACATGTCATACCGAACCAGAGAAACCACGGCTTATTTGTTTATGATGGACACTGACTGGGTTGTTACCATTGAATACGAGTTTATTAACTATGGCACCTCTGGCTCCTATTATTCGCCGGCAGAGGGTCCAGATTACGACATTTGCAGAATCTGGTTATCCCGTGACGAACGAGACAATGAAGGACCAAAGTGGGAAGCCACAGGTGAAATGTTCTACAATTTAGCAGGCAGGGACAATATTAATACTGCCGTGATTGATGACATTAACTCTTACTGAGGAGGCAGCCATGAAAATCATTACTTACTTTGAAGATTGGACAAACGAGTGGTTTGCTTACTACGACGACGACGAACCAGATGATGATGGAAGAATGGATAGATCCTGGGGAGATACAGCAGAAGAAGCAATCCAAAACCTTCTAGAAGATTTTCCAAGAAAGTAAGAAAAAACTTCTAGACACGCTTGACATGGGAAAAAACTTCTTTATAGTAACAAACATTGGAACACACCAATAACCCTTATTGAGATGGAGACTGACATGACAAACAACATTGACACCCTTGCCGACCTCTACGCTGTAGCTAAAGCTGAGATGGATGCTTGCGCCAAGCGTGTTGAGGAGCTCCGCAAGGAAATCCTTAACACTGGCCACGAAAAGATTAACGGCGCCAACTTCGCTGTTGAGGTTGGTCTTTCTGAGAGAACAACCATTGACACCAAACTGGTCCGTCAATTCCTAACAAACGAGGAATTGGCTTCGTGCAGCAAAACAGCTGTAGTCACCACTTTGCGGATCAAAGTCTCTGAGAAAGTTGCTGCTGCTTAATAATAGGGAGCTAACGCTCCCTTTTTTCTATGGAGATGGATATGAAGATTATAACAAACCACAAACCCCTAGATAATTACAAAGACAATTCAATGGATTGGTATGTTTACGACGAAGAAGAAATAATAGCCAATCCAATTAATTTTACCATGGGCTATGGCGCTACTGAAAAAGATGCCGTTGCAAACTTTATGCATAAAAAAATAAACAAGCTTCTAGACACTATTCCATACTTTAACAAATCAGAGGAACCACCAAAATGAACATGCTGATTAACACAGTATTTATTGTGGTGTTTACCATTTTTGTTTGCTTGACCTTGGCTGTTGGAACAGTTGCTGGTCTTTGGGTTATTGGAAAGGTTTTATTATGGAATGCATGAAACGCTTTGTTTTAGGCAAGCTTGATCCTTGCTACGACGTAAACCCTGTGTTGTGGAGAATGTTCTGCGCAATCACTGACAGGCCACTACACACAGTCAGTTTTAATTGGACGGAACAAGATGTGATTAACTTTATTATGAGAAGGGCAATGGGCTCCCATGACACAGGAAGAAATGAAAAACATTCTGATACGGACAGAAATATCCAAACAGGACCTGGCAACAATTGCTGATGTTACAGTAAGGCAAGTAAACTCGTGGTTTTCTGGAGCCTATAATATCCCTCAGCCAATTGCTTTATTACTTTGGGGGATTGACCAGCAACAAATATCCAAAGAGTGGCTGGTTAATACTGTAGAATATGAAATCAATCAAAAAATAACATAAAGAAATGGGCCGGGTGATGAATCCGGCCCTTTGTCACGCTATGTGTGCTTTCTGTATTCTATGGCAACTCCTGAGTTTTTTTACGACAATAAACACAGGGAGGTTGGCGTTATCCCTGTGAATATCTTTCAATCAAAACGGAATATCTTCACCCTTTTCCCAATCAAATCCTTCTGGCGGCCCATCTATAGGCGCAGAGCTATCAAAGATTCCTTCACCATTTCCTACTGGTGTCTCTAATGGATCTGAGACTTTTAACTTGGTCTTTACTACTTTTGCTCCTGGGAATTCTTTTTTTGCTGTTACAATTTCAGGGAAAGCAGAAATCATATTGGCTATTTCTTCTAACGTATAAACATTTATTCTGCGTCCTTCAGCCAGGACCCTGTTGGCCATTTGTGGCTCCCTAACAATTGTAGCCACCGTGCCATCTTCAAGCGCCACTTCCCATATGGCTGGGTCCAGCACCTGTGCGCCTGAGCTGGTTGCCGCTTTGTCGAGCGCCTTCCATGCTTTGGCCATCCTGGCTGCTTCTCGTTTAACATCCTCTAATTCACCATGCCAACGGGCTTGTGAGGTCAAATATCTCTGCCTGTCGAACTTCTCCCGTAACGAAGCGTCAACCAGCAGCCTCAGCCTATCACGCCCCCACTTCAGTTCAAGCTCAACTTCTATGGCGTCTGACTCATCCAGGGCTGCCCTGCCAGCAATATAAGTTCCAGGCGTAACCATCCAAGGAACAGAGGTATAAGAGGACACAACAATCCCCTTATCCACGTTTGATTTCTTTATTTTAGGTTTGTAGGCCATGTTTTATATCCACATCAATTATATTTTTAATTCCATTGTTTCATACAGTCTATTTATCCCACGAGAACTTGGGCAGCGTTATATTGGCTTTATTCTTTTTTGCATAGGATGTTTTTGTGCTGCTGGTAGCCCGCAACTGCATTTTTAATTTTGTTTTTTCGGCATATTCTGGGTCTTCTTTCATTCTTTTGGAATGGGCTCTAATTGCGAGAAAAACCTTTTTTTCAGAAAATGAAAGCTTACCCAAACCTAAATTAGGCGCACTGATGGAAATCATATTTGTTGACGCACCAGTTCTTCCAATCCCCTTTCTTGCCATATCAATATCTCCACATTTGTTTACGGATCTATTTAAATTTGCTGCCTTTGTGCGACATACTTACCCAATTTTGTAGCCTTTAGGATACATTTTCAATTGTTGTTGTTTAGCGTCATTTGCGGAGAATAGCCATTTTATCCTCCGCACAAACTACGGTCTGATTTATAGAATTTAGTTTCATAGCTCACTACGTTTTTATGCCAAATGCCACCCCATATTTAGATCATTTGTCAGCTTCGTGGGTCATATTTGATACTTTTGTATTACCAAGACGGCATTTTGCCGTATGTCAAATATGACATAATCTTTCTTTATGTGGCATTTGTAATATTTCCCGCTCAGTAAAAATATTACATTTTCTTATGCTGAAATTGTTATCTTTACCGTTCGGTAAAATTGTCTTCCTTCTCTCCCAATACTTTACGGGCTTGCCGTAGGTCGCCAATTGTCAATCTGCATGTAGGCGTTTCATCATCTTCCAACTCTGAGCCAGTGACATACTCGTCGTCTATTCTTTGCGCCTCATCAGCAAACGGCTTTAACGCTGCCTCTAGTTCAGCGATGCGGGTTAATAAGTTAGCTACTTCTTCTTCTAAGGCGTCAATTTGTTCGTCAGTTGCATAGTTTCCAGCCATCACTTCTCTCCCAAAGCGCGGTCTTGCGCCTCCCAATCTGCTGCAGCGTTTCCTAATACCTTACGGGCTTGGCGCAACCACCCAACAGGAAGACCTGTCTGCAAGCTACTAT